TATAAGTTTAAGAGCTAATGATGCTTTACAATTCCCATTAACAAAAGATGCATTACTTAATAGCATAAATACTTTTAATGTCAATACTCTTGAGGAAATGGAAAAAGTAGCAATGCACGATTTTGGTATATTTTTAGAATTAGAACCTGATGAAGAAGAAAAAGCTAAGCTTGAGCAAAATATTCAGGTTGCGTTACAATCAGGCGGAATTGATTTAGATGATGCTATTGATGTGCGTCAAATATCAAATTTAAAATTAGCTAATCAATTATTAAAATTAAAAAGAAAAGAAAAAGCAGCCAGAGATCAACAGGCTAATCAAGCTAATATACAAGCTCAAGCACAAGCAAATGCCCAGGCCTCAGAAGCTGCGGCATTGGCTGAAGTACAAAAGCAGCAAGCTTTAGCGGAAACAAAAGTACAAATTGAAAAAGCTAAATCAGATTTTGAAATAGCAAGAATGGAACAAGAAGCATTAATTAAGAAACAATTAATGGCTGAAGAATTTAATTACAATATGCAACTTGCTGAAATACAGGCATCTGCAACTACTAGAAAAGAACAAGAAATAGAAGATAGAAAAGATAAACGTGTACGAATACAAGGAACACAGCAGTCAGAATTAATTGATCAAAGAAAAAATGATTTATTACCTAAAGATTTTGAATCTGCCGGTAATGATAATTTAAGTGGATTTGGCTTAGAACAATTTGAGCCAAGATAAAGTTTATTAACTAATTTTATATTATTATATTATGTCAACAGAAGTAAAACAAGAAGGAGAGTTTAAAATTAAAAAAAGAACTCCAAAAAAATTAACGGGAAGCGAAGATGTTATTAAAGTAGATCTTTCAAAACCAGCTGTAGAACCAAAAAAAGAAAAAACAAAAGATGCCGTTCAAGAGCCAAGCACAAAGGAAGTGGATGTACATGAATCATCCAGAGATGGCAAAGAGATGGGAAAAGGAAACACCGAAGAACAACCCTCTGCCGAAGAAACTAAAGAAAAAGTAACAGAAGAGTCTCCAATACAAATTATTGAAGATGAAGAAGATAATTCTGAAGAGGCAGGAGTGGTTGGAAGCGATGAAGCTGCCATTACCGCATCGAAACAAAAAGAAGTACTACAGGAAGCAAAAGCACAAGAATTACCCGAGGGAGTAGATAAACTTATAAAGTTTATGGAAGAAACCGGGGGTAATGTACAAGATTATGCTAGATTAAATGCTGATTACTCAAATGTAGATAGTGATACACTATTAAGAGAATACTATAAACAAAACAAACCTCACTTAGACGCCGAGGATGTTAATCTTTTATTAGAAGATTTTACATGGGATGAAGAAATTGATGAGGAAAAAGATATACGCAAGAAAAAAATTGCGTATAAAGAAGAAGTTGCAAAAGCCAAAAACTTTTTAGAGCAAACAAAAAGTAAATATTACGAGGAAATTAAATTACGCCCCGGTGTTACTCAAGAGCAACAAAAAGCAATGGATTTTTTCAACCGATATACTGAAGAGCAAAAGCGTAATGAGGCTGTTCGAGAAGGGTTTATAAATACCACTAAAAATTATTTTTCTGATGATTTCAAAGGTTTTGATTTTAAATTAGGAGATAAAAAAGTAAGATATGGTATTAAAGACCCTAATTCAATAGCAGAAAACCAAAAAGATCTTACAGACTTTGTCGGGACGTTCCTAGACAAAAACGGTCAGATGAAAGATCCTGCTGGTTATCATAAAGCAATTTACGCTGCGCGAAATGCCGATACTATGGCAACACATTTCTACGAGCAAGGCCGTGCCGACGCCATTAAAGAACAAGTTGCTAAAACCAAAAACATTACTACTGAACCAAGACAAACTGCTCCTGGCGATGTATTTGTTAATGGTTTAAAGGTAAAAGCTATTAGCGGTTTAGATTCTTCAAAACTTAAAATTAGAACAAAAAAATTTAACAACTAAAATTTAAAAAATGGCAAATGTAGTACCCTCGTTTGGGTCAATTAAACCTAGTCAGAAACAACAAGTTCTGTCTACGAATTATCTGCAATTTACAGATAAAGCCGGCGATGACTTTTCAGATTTCGCTGCACAATATCTTCCTGAAATCTACGAACAAGAAGTAGAGCGATATGGAAACCGAACTCTTTCTGGATTCTTACGTATGGTAGGAGCAGAAATGCCTATGACTTCAGATCAAGTAATTTGGTCAGAACAAAATAGATTGCACATTGCATATAACGACGTAACTAAAGCAACTGCAACTACTCTAACTTTTGTACTTAATGCAACTCCTGGCCCTAACTTTGTAGATAATGTGATTTCTAAAAATCAAACTATCGTAGTTATGGACCCTGCAACAGGTACTGAAGTAAAAGCTTTGGTTACTAATAGTGTTGACACTTCTGCTGTACTTGCTACAATTACTGTTGCTACATATACAGGAGCTGATTTAAATGCAACTTTTGGAGCTGGCGCAATTGCTACTCTTAAAATATTTGTATATGGCTCTGAGTACAGAAAAGGAACTGGTGATGCTGATATTAGAAGCGTAACACCTTCTTTCACTCAATTTAGCAATGCCCCAATTATCATTAAAGAAAAATATGTGGTTAATGGATCAGATATGGCTCAGATTGGTTGGGTTGAAGTTGCTACTGAAGATGGAACATCAGGTTATCTATGGTATCTAAAAGCTGAATCTGAAACTAGATTGCGATTTGAAGATTATCTTGAAATGGCTATGGTTGAAGGCGAAAAAACAGCTGCAGGTTCTGGAGTTGCTGGATTAGCTGATAAAATCAATGGAACTGAAGGTCTTTTTGCTGCTATTGAGTCTAGAGGTAATGTGCTAAATAACTTTAGTGCTGCTGCTGGTCTTGGCGAATTTGACAGTATTCTTAAAAATCTTGATACTCAAGGGGCTATTGAGGAAAACATGCTTTTCTTGAATAGGAAAACTTCTTTGGACTTTGACGATATGCTTGCTAGCTTATCTGCTGGAATAGCCGGCGGAACTGCTTTCGGTTTATTTGAAAATTCTGAAGAAATGGCTTTGAATCTTGGTTTTTCAGGATTTAGAAGAGGTTCTTATGACTTTTATAAAACTGACTGGAAATATCTTAATGACGCTTCTACTCGAGGTGGAATGGCTGTTTCAGCAATTGATGGAGTTCTTATTCCTGCTGGAACATCAACTGTATACGATCAAATTTTAGGGTCTAACATTCGTAGACCTTTCTTGCACGTTCGTTACAGAGCTTCACAAACTGAAGATAGAAGAATGAAATCTTGGATTACAGGATCTGCCGGAGGTGCTTATACTTCTGACATTGACTCGATGGATGTTCACTTCTTGTCTGAAAGATGTTTATGTGTACAAGGTGCTAACAATTTTGTATTGTTTACTGCATCATAATTTACCCGGTATTAATTACCTCCGCTTTATTGCGGGGGTAGTTTTTACCTTTTAACTATTTAATTTTATTATATCATGGCAAAAAAAGCTACAAAAGCAGTAAAAGATATTGAGGTTGCACCTCAAGTACTGGAACCAAAAGAAGTTGCAAAACCTGCAGCAAGAGTTTCAACCCCATCAAAACCAACGTGGGAGATTAAAGACAGAACATATTTGCTTAAAGGATTAAAAACTCCTTTAACTTATACTATTGCTTCTCGTCACACTACCCGTTATCCACTATTGTGGTTTGATAAAGAAAAAAATGAACAAAGAGAGTTAAGATATGCTACTAATCAAAATTCGCCTTTAGTTGATGAACAATCAGGCGAAGCTACATTAGGTCATATTATATTTAAAAATGGTACCTTGACGGTAACTAAAGAAAAGCAAAATTTGCAAAAATTACTTTCTCTTTATCATCCTATGAAAGACTTTAAATATACCGAGTTTAATCCAGTTGAAGAAGCGGTGGATGATTTAGAAACTATTGAATATGTTATTGAAGCTTTAAATATAGCTCGTGACATGGACATAGATCAGGCAGAAGCTATTTTAAGAGTAGAAGTTGGATCTAAAGTTTCCGCAATGAGCTCTAAAGAAATTAAAAGAGATCTTTTAATATTCGCAAAAGAAAATGCTCAGTTGTTCTTAGAATTAGCTAATGATGATAATGTACAGCTTAGGAATGTTGCAATTAATGCTACAGAAGTAGGCTTACTTGAATTGTCACAAGACCAAAGAACATTTTCTTGGAACAAAACAGGTAGAAAAATAATGAATGTCCCATTTGATGAAAATCCATATTCAGCTATGGCAGCATTCTTTAAAACTGATGAAGGTATAGAAATATATAAATCTATAGAGAAAAAACTTTCATAACGTGTAATATTTATAATGTGTAGGGCCGTCTTTTGGCGGCCTTACTATTATATAACAAAAAATAAAAATGGCAATAAACGTAAATACTGTATATCAAACAGTGTTGTCTATTTTAAATAAAGAACAAAGGGGGTATATGACTCCTGATGAATTTAACAAAGTAGGAACACAAGTTCAACTTGAAATATTCGAAAGATATTTTGAAGATTTAAACCAACAAGCTAGAGTTCCTCAAAGCGATTTAAACTACGCTGATAGATTAGAAAATATAGATGAAAAAGTAGCTATATTTAAAACGTTTGGTAACGCCTCATATAATAATACATCACCTACACCTACTAATTATTTTACTTTGCCTACCACTGATTCTTATGGAAGAAGTGTGAATCTTTATAGAATAGGTGAAGTAACCTATAAAAATGAAGTACTTATACAAAGACTTCAAAGAAATGATTTTTATACTTCTGAAAAATCTAAATTAACAAAAGCAACCGAAACTTTCCCCACATATTTATATGAGAATAATTATTTATTTATAAAGCCAGATAGCATTATAAACAATGTACAGGTCGAGTATGTTAAAAAGCCATCTGATGTAATTTGGGGATTTAATGTAGGAACATTAGGGGAATATTTATATAATGAACAAGAATACAATGCTACTACACAACCTACGGGGTCTATTAATTTTGAACTTCATGAAAGTGAACAAACAGAAGTGATATTAAGAATACTTCAATATGCTGGTATTATAATTAGAGACCCTCAAATAGTTCAAGCCGCGGCGCAACAAGTGCAAATGGACGAAATAAATGAAAAAAGTTAATAAGTTATGGCAAAACCGAATGGAGGCTTAGTACAAGAAACTAACGCGCAATATTACGCTGGATCGCAAACATTTTTAGCAGACGGAACTAATAATACATTTGCTACTACATTTAACACTGATTTGGTGTTTAAAAATAATAATCCTACTATCGCGAGCTATGCAGAAAATAATTTTAAGCTTTACACGAGTCCTACTGGTATTGCTGGCTCTTATACTGAATATATACAGCCCTATTCTGTAGAAAATAATATTATTACTATTCCTGCAGTGCCGGCTCAAAATACAGTTATAGTAGTTCAACTAAAAACATTGACAGGAGGTAATTACGGCAATGAAGATGCATATGGTAATATTGTAGAAGAAAATTACGGAAGCTACGCATATATTAAAGTTTCTGAGCTAGTAACAAATTTTTTAGTAGGATATGTAGGTAACGGCAAAATTATACAAAACGTAAAACGTAACGATGTTATATTTCATGTTAAACGCGCTTTGCAAGAATTTAGTTATGACACTTTACCAAGCATAAAATCTCAAGAAGCTACTATTCCTCCCAATTTGTCTATTCCCATGCCTCAAGATTACGTTAATTACGTTAAAATGTCTTGGGTAGATCAATTAGGAGTAAAACATATTATATACCCTACAACGTTAACATCTAATCCTGATAGCTTATTGCCACAAGATTGGCAAGGTCTACCTATCCAAGATAATTTTAGCGAAGATTTAAATGCAACCTCTTTAACAGAAGAAAGATGGGCTAAAGCTAATGATAGAATAATTAATGGTAATTTAAATTTATCTGATATAAATACAGGCCTATATCCCGGAACTTGGTATGGCTTTGGATTTGAAGGATTTTGGGGAGAAAGATACGGTTTAAATCCTGAAACGTCTCAAAAAAATGGATGGTTTACAATGAATCACCGCGAAGGAAAAATATCTTTTTCAAGTAATTTAAGAGATTCGCTGGTAATATTTGAATATATTTCTGATGGGCTTGCGTATGACCAAAATATGAAAGTTCCCAAAATGGCGGAAGAAGCCATATATGCTTATGTTAATCATGCTGTTCTATCAACTAAAGTTAACACTCCTGAATACATAGTTAATAGATATAAAAGAGAAAAAAGTGCTAAACTTCGCAATGCAAAAATTAGATTATCTAATATTAAACTAGATGAAATAGTTCAAGTAATGCGTAATAAATCTAAATGGATTAAAAGTTAAATAAATGGCAGAAGTTAAAAATGCTTTTATAAAGTCTAAAATGAATTTAGATCTTGATGCGCGACTAGTGCCTCAAGGGGAATATAGACAAGGCTTTAATATACAAGTTAGCAAATCTGAGGGCGATGACGTTGGAGCATTAGAAAATGTATTAGGAAATGTTTTGTTGCCTCAAGGAAATTTTCAAGCTTTAGAATCAGGAAAAACAGGATTACAAGCCATAGGCCATGTTGTAAACCCTGTAAATGATACTGCATATATTTTTTTAACTAACAACACGGGAACTACCTATAGTGCTGGCGCTGGTAATTTTATTTATGCTTATAATACTTTAAATCAAACTTCTACTAAATTAGTTGAGGGGGCATTTTTAAATTTTTCTACCCAAAATCCTATATATGGGATTAATATAGTTGAAAATTTATTGTTTTGGACAGACAACAGAAATCAGCCTAGAAAAATAAATATTACTAAAACTTTAGGATATTATACAACAGAAGATCACATATCTGTTGCAAAAATTGCGCCTGTTGAAGCTATAACATTATATCAAGAAAGTTCTATACCGGGAGATTATGAGACTACTATGAAAGATGTAGTAAGTCCGACTGTGCCTAAAATTAATGCCGCAGATACTAATCCACCGCCAAATCCCTATTTGCAAACTAATTCAAGCGGGGATCCTGATTACGCAGGAGATCCTGATTATTTAAAAGATAAATTTGTAAGGTTTAGTTATAGATTTAAATTTGAAGATAATGAATATTCAGTATTGGCTCCTTTTACGCAAGAGTGCTTTATACCTAAACAAGATGGATATTTTTATGCCGAGGATGAAGATGCTACCTTTAGAAGTACTGTAGTTGATTTTATGGAAAATAAAGTAAATGAAATTACTTTAAATATCCCTTTGCCCAAAACCATGGATGACGCTACAATCACTGGCGCTACATTAAATGATACTTTAAAGGTTACAGAAATTGATATTCTTTATAAAGAATCTGATGGGCAAGCTGTACAAGTTGTAGATACCTTACTAGTTAATAATGAGTTTGAAACAACTTATACAGGTTCTAATATAACTTATGTTTATCAAAGCTTAAAACCTTATAAAACTTTGCCTGAGGCGGATTTAATAAGAGTTTATGATAAAGTTCCGGTTAAAGCCTTTTCGCAAGAAATTTCAGGTAATAGAGTTATTTATGGAAATTTTCAAGATAAACATACTCCGCTTTTTGAAGATTTAAATGGCCAACTTACATCTCAATTAGACTACGAAGTAGCAGCTTTTGATAAATCTGCTTTTACTCCAGGGAATAGTTCAACTAGTACGACCAGTATTGTAGAATATCCTAATAGCACGTTAAAACAAAATAGAAATTATCAAGTTGGTATTGTTGTATCGGATAGATACGGAAGATCTTCTACAGTATTATTATCTAAACTTTCAGAAAAAGCTACATTAGATCCAGATGGAACTTTCGCAGCCTCTACACACTATCACCCATATAGAGACCTTATAGATACACCTGTAGTTTCTTGGCCAGGCGATGCTTTAAAAGTTTTATTTAATAGCAGTATAAAAACTCCATCACCAATTCCTGCTAACTCAGGAATACCAGGCTTATATTCAGGCTCTGGTAATAGTTATAATCCGCTGGGTTGGTATAGTTATAAAATTGTAGTTAAACAATTTGAACAAGAGTATTATAATGTTTATTTACCGGGTATACTTAATGGCCCACCTGATGGCGTTACGGGATTAAATGATACTGAAAACGAAGTAGGATTTATTACTTTAATAAATGATAATATAAATAAAGTACCTAGAGATTTATCCGAAGTTGGCCCTGAGCAAAAGCAATTTAGAAGTTCAGTACAACTATTTGGAAGAGTTACACCTAATTTTGTTTCTGCTACTTTTCCTTCTTATAATGAACAATTTTATCCCGGGATTCAATCTAATACTGCAATAACTATTGGGGAAGCAGGTGATGTACTCGGCCAAGATGTCACGGCATCTTCTACAGTTGTAACAAATTTATATGACTCTAAATCTAATCCTTTAATTGCCAGAATATCACAAGTAGATTCTTTAGCTATTGGGAGTGCGGCTAAAGCGGGAGCTTATCCTTTTCAATTAGGAGTATTTGAAACAGAACCTACTGAATCAAGATTAGATATATATTATGAAACATCTACCGCTGGTTTAATATCAGAGTTAAACTCAGCTATTGAGAGTGGAAATACTACTGATGTTACCGGCGCTGTTGGAAATACTAGTAATAATTTTAATGAAAATCAATCACACGCAAGCGGCAATGTAGATATTACCGGACTATGGGCCCCTACTAATTTAGGCTCTGGAGGCAGCGCTGTAGATCAAGATTTGCCAGCTAATCAATTAACTGCTTCAATAACCTCTGTAACTAGCCCAGATCCAGCGGTTTCAAATAGTATGTTTACAGTTGTAGAGGTTGCACCAACAAGTTCACCTTATAATGCAGGAAATCCTGACACATGGTATAGATATAAAATACAAAGTACTCAAGATTTTTGTTATGATCAAGGGGCTGAAACATTAAAAATTTATAATATTGTAGTAAACTTTAAAGACACCTCCGGTACTTCGGTTGGTTCTTCAGGCTTTGAAATACCCTTAAGAAACACTTCGCCTATATTTGAAAAGTATACATCGTCTGCTGGTACAGAAGTTACTTTACAAGGCGCAGCTATTGATCCACCAGGATCGTTACCTACAAATTTTAATCTTCAACTTACTGAAGGTCAACAGGGGGTACTGGCTACTTTTTCAGGATTAAATGGCACGGCAAAAGCCGGAGAAACAAAAAAAGATTTAAGTTTTTCTATTGTATCGCCTGCTAATCAAACTGTATTTAGTATCAATGCCGATGGTGAATTATCAACTACTCAAACTTTAACTGGCCCGTACCCTATAACAATTAGATTAGAAGACGCAGGGGGCCCAACTGATGCTACAGATTTTCCACTTACTGTTTTATTCGGTAATGAGCCTATTAACGTTGAATTTGGTTCAACTAATGAATATGGTTTAACGCTTGCTACCTCAGGAGGTGAGTCAGGAGCTGTTTATTTTGTAGATAGCATTAGCAATGCTGCAGGTAGTTATTCTTTACCCGGCGTTCCAGGAGGTAGTAATGATGATATAAGAGCACCTTATCCTGAATTAGAACTCAGCGTTAATGCGCCAGATAACACTACGGGCGGTTATGAATCAGCTCCAACTTCCCCGGGGTGGGTTGTTCCTCAGTGTACTAATTTTACTATGTTAAACAAAAATTACAATTCTATAAATCAGCAAGCTGGCGGTGCTAATGGGGCTGCACTAATTCAAGCAGATGGAGGCTTAAAACAAGGCACGGCTTTTATAGCGGTTGAAATTGCATTTAATCAGTTAGAAGCTGGACTTGAGGGACTAACAACAAATGATTATCCTTTATTAATATATCCTATTTATTTACAATATAGACCCTCCGGAACAATTAATGCCTGGGTTACAGCTACAGATATTGAAGGTAAAGCAATTAATTTTGGAGGTGCTCAAATAAATAGAGCCACCAATCCGATCTTTCCTTCTGCAAATTCTATAGGCGGTCATGGTATAATAAATCAAAGAGATTTGCCTGCTAATTTTCCAAGCAACGGAGCAGGGATTAATAACGCTGGTTTTTCAACTATTATAGGTAAGAATCCTCAAACATTAATTTACGATGGAACAGATTGTTTAGAAGCAAACACACAAGTAAAAGGACTCAATGGGGATACTCGAAATGCTGTTGCAAGAAAAACTTTTGTTGTAGGCAAATCACCTTATAATGGAATAGCTAGTAAGTTTGGTGATTATAGATTGATTGTACGTTATCCTTGGGGTATTAAAAGTTCAACTGGATCTTCTGATCCTATAGTAGTAGGCTATGGCACTCAATGCCCCGCTGACGGATTCAATATTATGAGGATGGTAAGTGTTTCAGCTTTCTTTGGAGATTTTTATTATCC